ATAATATTAAAAATATTGACATGATGAGACATAGCAATTATTTTAGAAATTTAACAAAAACAAAGGAAATATAAATGAACGAAGGAAACCACTATTTTTCTAAATACGGAAAAGACTTTCAAGAAAAAGTATTCCAAGCTTTAATGACTGACAGACAATGGGCAAGTCAAATGATAGAAGTTATGAAATACGATTATTTTGAACTAAAATATCTGCAATTTTTATGCGATAGATTATTTGGATACTATCAAAAATACAGAGATTTTCCTACACTTCCTTTGCTAGTAACAATTATTAAAGATGAGTTAACAGCAGGTGATGACATTATTCTTAGGGGGCAAGTAATAGAATACCTATCACGAATGAAGTCTTCACCTAATATTGGTGATCTTAAATTTGTAAAAGAAAAATCTTTAGACTTTTGTAAAAAGCAAGCACTCCAGCAAGCACTTGAAGACAGTGTAAAAGCAATTAAGTCTGAGCAATATGAGTCTGTTCTTAACATTATGAAGGAAGCAGTTTTTAAAGGTAATTCATCAACAATTGGTCATGACTTTTTTGAAGACCATGAAAGTCGTTTTCAACTTATTGATCGTGCTACATGCCCTACGGGTATTAGTCACTTAGACAAAAAAGATGTTTTAAATGGCGGTCTTGGTAGAGGAGAAATTGGAGTCGTAGTAGCCAATACAGGTGTTGGAAAATCACATTACCTAGTTGCTATGGGTTCTGAAGCAATACGTAGAGGAAAAAATGTAGTTCATTATACATTTGAACTAACTGAAACAGCAGTAGGTATTAGATACGATAGTAATTTATGCAAAATACCATCTTCAAATGTTATTCAAAATAAAGACAAAGTTATTCAAACTTATAAGGATAGTAGCTTTGGTAGACTAATAATTAAGCAATATCCAACAGGTAGCGCAAGCATCGTAACCCTAAGAAATCATCTAGAAAAACTAGCAATGAAAGATTTCAAACCGAGCTTAATCGTTATCGATTATGCGGATATTATGCGATCTACACGAACTTACGATTCACTTAGACACGAACTAAAATTAGTATACGAAGAACTTAGGAACCTAGCAATGGAAATGAACATCCCAATCTGGACAGCATCACAGGCAAATAGAGACTCTGCTAAAGCTGAAGTTGTAGGGTTGGAAAATATGTCTGAGGCGTATGGCAAAGCCATGGTGGCAGATGTTGTTGTTTCACTTTCACGTAAGCCTATGGAAAAATCTACAGGAGCAGGTCGACTATTTGTAGCAAAAAATCGTGCAGGACGCGACGGGTTAATGTTTCCAATTAGAATTGATACATCCCGTTCGAAAATTGATGTTCTAGAAGACGTTGGTGAAATGTCGCTAACAGACGCCATCGAAGCCGCAAATGCTGGAACTAAAAATATGTTAAAATCAAAATGGAAAGAAATAACAGGAAAGTAATCAAGGAGAACTAATGTACGATTATCAAAGAGTCTTTGAAGCCTCGCTAGAATATTTTAACGGTGACGAGCTAGCCGCATCGGTTTTTGCAGGTAAATATGCACTGCAAGATGAAAAAGGGAATTATTTGGAACTAACACCAGATGATATGCATAGACGACTAGCAGGTCAGTTCGCAAGAATTGAAAGAAAATATCCTAATAACATGGTCTTGGAAGAGATCTATCAGTTATTTAAAGATTTTAAATACGTGGTTCCGCAAGGATCACCAATGAGTGGTATAGGAAATGAAGCAAAAATTCAATCTTTATCGAACTGCTTTGTCATTGAATCCCCCGCTGATTCTTACGCGGGCATTCTTAAGACAGATCAAGAGCAAGTGCAAATCATGAAAAGGAGGGGTGGAGTAGGTTTTGACATCTCCACAATCAGACCCAAGGGTATGATAACCTCAAACGCTGCAAAAACAACTGATGGTATCGAGGTATTTCTGGACCGTTTCTCTAACTCATGTCGGGAAGTTGCACAAGGTGGAAGACGTGGAGCATTAATGCTGTCCATTTCAGTTCATCATCCACAAGTGATGGATTTTATCAAGATCAAGAGAGATCTAAAGAGAGTTACTGGTGCGAATATCTCAGTTAGGGTCACCGATGAGTTTATGAACGCTGTCAAGGCAGAAGAAGAATATTGTTTAAGATGGCCAGTAGATTCAGAAAACCCGGTGATATCTGAGACTGCGAACGCAACAGAAGTTTGGGATGCCCTTATTGAAGGTGCACATGCGTCTGCCGAACCCGGTGTTCTATTCTGGGATACTGCAAAACGCATGACCCCTTCTGACGCTTACTCTGACGTTGGTTTTGGATCTGTTTCTACTAATCCGTGTGGTGAAATTATTCTGTCACCTTATGATTCTTGTCGACTTATGCTTATGAATTTGACTTCTTTTGTAAAAGATCCATGGACAGAAAGTGCTACTTTTAACTGGGGTGAATTTAGAAATAAAACACGTAAGGCACAAAGACTAATGGATGATATGATTGATCTAGAAATAGAACAGATTGACAAGATCTTATCTAAAATAGACAATGATCCGGAAAATGAGACAGTAAAGTATTACGAGAAAAATCTTTGGAAGACAATACGTAAAGTAGCTATTGACGGCCGTCGAACGGGTTTAGGTGTTACCGGCCTAGGCGATACAATTGCAATGTTAGGTCAAACGTACGGTTCTGACAAGAGTATCGAAACAGTTGAAGAAATATATAAATGGTTAACTTTAGCTTCATATGAAGAATCAATTCAGTTGGCAAAAGAAAGAGGCGCTTTTGAAGTTTTTAGTCACAGAAAAGAAAGAGGGCACCCTTACCTAGAAAGAGTTATTAGTGAATTAACACCAGAAGTTGTTGAAGATTATCGCACTTACGGTCGTCGTAACATTGCAAACACTACTACTGCACCTGCCGGTTCAGTTTCTTGTCTCACGCAAACTACGTCAGGAATCGAACCTGCTTTCATGCTGTATTACAAGCGACGCAAGAAAGTACAAAACGGTGAAGAAGTGATGTTTGTAGATGATCTTGGTGATAAGTGGACAGAGTTTATGGTGTATCACCACGGTTTCAAACAGTGGCTAGATGCTAACGGTGGTTCTTATGATGAAGATGATATACAGACTACTGCCAGACGTTCGCCTTATTACGGTGCAACTGCAAATGAAATTGATTGGCGTGCAAAAGTAAAACTCCAATCAGTGGCTCAAAAATGGATCTGTCATGCCATTTCAAATACCACAAATCTTCCTGCGGGTATTGATGTAGATACAGTGAAAGATATCTACATGCTTGGTTGGGAACTAGGGTGTAAGGGTGTAACAGTTTATCGGGACGGTTCTCGTTCAGGTGTATTAGTATCAACAGACGATAAGAAAGAAGAAAAACCTTTTGGTGAAAGGCATGCTCCTAAAAGACCTGACGAATTAGAATGTGATATATATCACACTTCAGTCAAAGGTCAAAAATGGGTCGTTCTTGTCGGACTCCTTGAAGGAAAGCCCTATGAGGTGATTGGCGGAGAAGCATCACAAATTGAAATACCACGTAAATTTAAAAAAGGCAGACTAAATAAGCGTACTTTTAAAACTACAAATTCAAAATATGACTTAACAATTGGTGAAGATGATCCTCTCTCAATTAAAGATGTAGTTAGTATGTTTGATAATGCAAATCATGCTGGATATACTCGAACAATTAGTTTGGCACTACGTCACGGAGCACCAGTTCAATACTTAGTCGAACAAATGCAAAAAGATAAAGAAGCTGACCTGTTTAGTTTTTCAAAGGTTATTGCCCGATGTCTTAAAAATTATATCGTAGACGGAACTACTGTTGACAAAACATGTCCCCATTGTGGTGCAGAAGGTAGTTTGGTATACCAGGAGGGGTGTGTCACATGCAAATCTTGCGGTTCATCAAAATGTGGCTAAAGCCATGTCCTTGCTGTGATTGTGACCCTTGTGACTGCCATTATTAATAAATTAAATAGATTTTGAAAACGCTATTTTTTTTATATATTTATAATGGTTGCGGAGAAAAATATGAAAATTAAAAAAAGAGACTTACTTGTTTTGATTGAATCTTATGTAAATGAACAAGCATTAGATTTAGAACTACCGACTAGTGATAAAACACCTGCATCAGAACAACAAATTAAAACTGCCATAAATGATTTAGCCTACTTTTATGACAGAGCAAAAGATTTAAAAGTGTTTCTTCGTAATCAAATTTCAAGCCTGGAATCAAGTTTTGGTACTATACAGACAATGACGTTAGATAATATCGCATCAGTTAAGTCAGTCATGTCTAATCTTCCAGGTACAGAAGGTATGATGAATCAACTTGACTCAGCATTGGCAATTATGAAAAAAATAGATAGTGCTATTTCAGGTTTTGAGTCTTTATTTGCTTCACCTATTGATTCTAAAAAATGGGCAAAGGGAATTGTAGAAAAATACATGGTTAATCCAGAGAGGTTTGCAAATCAACCTGACATGTCTCGTTTATTAAATTCATTTCGTTTGTTAGGAGAATCGCTAGGTTTAATTGTTGACGCTTTCAAAGGTATGATAAGAATTTACAATAAATCAACAATGCCCAACCCAAATACAAATAAAGATGAACCTAGTGGCTTGTTATTCTTATTTAACATGTTAATTTTACTTCCTAAGGCATTGCTTGATATTAACATGCAGGAACAACTTTTAACAGAAAATATTTCATTTCTTAAAGAGGTATTTCCAGAGCATCCACAAGTATTAGGTTTAGTTAAATTAATGGAAGAATTGTTAAGAGCAAATCAGGAAGTAAAAAAACTAGGAAGTAGTCTATCTAATATTAGTTTTTCAAGCAATAGAGACGCTAAAACGCAAGAAAGATTTAATGATGATTATGAGGTAGGATTTTAAAAATTAATCATTACTAGTCTAAAAACTAAAGAGAGGTGTAATAACCTCTCTTTTTTGTTATAATAAAAACATAAATAATTTATAAAGGAGAAAAAATGCTTTGGAAATATAACACGTCCCCGTTAGTTAAAGAATATGAATTACACATGCAACCGGTAATTGTGACAGTAAATAAATTTGATGAAGAAAGCGCAAAAGAGTTTAGAACTAAAATGGCCATGGCACATAACACCGGTCAAAAAGTTATCCCCATTGTTATTGATAGCTATGGTGGTCAGGTATATTCGCTAATGTCAATGATTTCTACAATTAAGAATTCAGAATTGCCTATCGCAACAATTATTCAAGGTAAGGCAATGTCTTGCGGCGCTATTTTAGCATCGTTTGGAGAAGAAGGGCGTAGATTTATGGATCCTAATGCGACTATGATGATACATGATGTAAGTTCAGGCCAGCTAGGAAAAGTAGAAGAAGTAAAAGCATCAGCGAAAGAGTCAGATCGATTAAATCAAATTGTTTATAAAATGATGGCACAGAATTGCGGTAAGGCAGATGACTATTTTCTTAAGTTAGTAGATAAGAAAAAACACGCTGACTGGTTTTTAGATGCAGCTGAAGCTAAAAAGCATGGTTTAGTTAATCACCTTCGTGTACCAAAAATTAGCATAAACTTGAATGTTAGTATCGATCTTGAATAATTATATATTATTTAGGAGATATTATGGAAGATTATGTAGTCAAGTACATTGGTTGTACAAAAGCTTTATTATCATGGTTTCATGCTGCACACCACGTGACAAAAGGAAGTGGTTTTGCAGGTGATCATGTCAATCTTTACGGAGAAATATATAACGGAATTAATGAAGACTTTGACGCACTAGTTGAAAAATTTATTGTCGTTTGTGACACAGAAAAAGTTGCATGCCCACTCAATGCAACACTAGAATCTGTTCCCTTCTTAATGCAGTTTACCTCACCTGTTGACTTAAATCCCGATGCAATAGCAGCTGTAGGATTACAATTTATGAGACATCATGTAGATCATTTAACTAAATTGTATCATCAACTTGAAAGTAAACGTTTGTTAACATTAGGGGCAGATGATTATTTAGCTGCAGCAGCTAATCAATATGAGAAATATGTATATTTACTCGGACAAAGAGTCAAGAGTGGGAGAGTTTAATGGATAAAGTTTTTTATAATCAAAGTAGTGCAGCTAATCTAGGATGGAAACCTGACTGGTTTGGAGAGAATGAATTTGATGACGATTTAGTTTTGGCAATTGCTGCTTGGCAGAAAAAGAATGGGCTTAAGGCAGATGGTCTATGCGGACCAGGTACATTTAGGAGAATATTTACTGAGAGACAAAGCGAGATTGATAAATATGAACCTGATCTGATCAAAGATAAAGATGAGTCTTTTATTGTGCATCAAGGTAATTTTTTTCCTATCGATTGGCCAAAGGTAGTGTTGTGGTCAGAAGAAAAAGGCTATAAAGCAAGGAAAGGATATACTTCTTATTTTGAACCACGCGATATTAAAATGTTTGTTAATCACTGGGATGTCTGCCTAAACAGTAGATCTTGTTATAAAGTGTTAGACAAGCGCGGTTTAGCAGTACATTTTTTAATTGATAATGATGGAACAATATTTCAACTTCTAGATATGAATCATGCAGCTTATCACGCCGGTAGCAAGAAACATAATCACAGCACCGTTGGTGTTGAAATATCAAATGCATATGATCCAAAATACCAGTCATGGTACGAGAAAAATGGTTTTGGTAGAAGACCTATCATGGAAGGGCAAGAAGTGCATGGTAAAGCTTTAGGTGATTTTACGGGATTCTATGATATTCAGCTCCAGGCTCTTAAAGCACTTTGGAAAGCTGTTCATGAGGCAACTGGTGTACCTCTGAAGTGCCCACTAGATAAAAATGGCAACACACTTAAGAAAGTATCAACTTCTGCTGCAGCAAACAGCTACAAAGGTTTTGTTAGCCATTATCATTTGACAAGTAGAAAAATTGATTGTGCCGGCTTAGACATTAGTGGCTTATTAAAAGAAATAAAATAATTTTTAACACTTTGTTCTGTTAATATATACTTATAACATCATGCACTATCCAGTATCAGGTATATACCTGCATGGTGTTGTAAGTTTTAGTTTAGTTTAGTTTGAGTATAGTTAATGACAGCATTAAGAGTTAATGAGTCGTCAGGATCCTTAGGGTCATTGCAAATTGCTGACGGTTTTGGTGGGTTTTTATCAGGAAGCTTAAAAGCCGGGCCGAACATAACTATATCAAATGACGGGACAGGAAGCTTCGCAATAACAGCTAGTCTTTCTGCTGGAACTGCTATTGGTGAAGCTGAAGATGGAACTTACGCTGACGGTCTTTTTACTGATTTCGCAATTGACACACCAATTGGAACTGCAGTGGACAGATTTAACGAAGTATTAAAAGCTCTCGCTCCTGCACCTGCACCTAACTTAGACGACATTAATTCTCTAAATACCGGGACTAACCTTTTCTTATCTTTTGGTACATCTAATGACCAATCATCTGAGACCCCATCGTATATTTCTGTTGCTGGCTCTGCTGGTGTAGGGTCTGCCGTCGACGTTAACGGTGCGTATAACGTAACTACTAGTAGTAACAATATTAGACTAGGTGCTTTTAACGGTGACACACACGTGAGCGGCGTTTTAAACCCTGATGTTATTGCTAATAGTCAAGGCAACGGTGTACAGAATTATCCTGACTTTTCTTTTGGTGACAGTGAAGATGGTGTTTTGCGGTTAAACGTAAATGGAACAACGATAAAAGAGATAGACTTAACTGTTGCTTACATAGGTAGTGGCACGTCAGGATTAGGTACTGGTTCACATTTAGACAGTAATGGGTCAGGTTTTAATTTCTTTTCGCAACCGACAACAGGGACTTTTTCAAATGGGAACGCTTTTAATTCTTTCAGACATAGAACAGGACAGTTTGTTGTAGCTTCAGGTAGCCAAAGGCTAGGGTGGAATTACGCAAGAGTTTTACATGTTAGAAGCGGATCAACATCTACAACAAACTATATTGAATGGGTTAACGATGACAATGAAGATGCACTCTCGCCCACAGGAAATTCAATTAGCTTTGAAGGTAGTGGAAGTGTACACCTGTCAGGTGTTGAGTATTTTAGAAGTGGTAGTGCTAAATATAAGACACGCGTGTCAAACGCATACAAATACGTCTATGATAATAACAACATAACATTTACGACTAGTAATAGTTCTGCTGAGTCTAGTAGTCCTTCCTTTACAATATCAGGACAATCAAAGCCAGTAATCGGTGTATCTGAAAATCATACTAAAGTTTTACACATAACTGGATCAGGTAATGTGACAGCAAATTACTTTATAAGCGGTGCTGTGACAGCAGGTGTCAACGTAACCCACCCTTTCAAGTCAAATCTGTCGAATGCTGCTCAGTCAACAACTACTGGCATTCTAATGTACAACCTGTCTAATACGTCAACAAACACATCGGAGACTTTTAGAAGAGAAAATTTTAGAATAGTCTCTGGTGCTTATAATACACAATCATCGTTGACAGACTCGGGTAATGTTTGGGATAGTACTGTCCATATGACAGCATCAAACGGTGCACACACAAACGGATTACAGTTCTATAATAGGAGATTGTATTCTCCGACCAATACACTTAGATCTGGTGACTTCCGATCAACATCCGATGGTGGTAAATTAGATAACGCGCCAAATGAAAATCCTAATTATTCTGGGGAATCCGGGCAGCGTACTTTTTACAGATGGTTTAGAAATACAACAGGATCTACTAAACACGATCTTAGTATCACAATTAACGGTTCGGGAACAACTATTGTGCCAGCTGCAACCGCATTAAATAGTGGTAGAATTCGTGTATTTGTTAAGTTTCCAAATAATGGGACAAGAGAGACAGGTTGGTTAGACCTTGCATCAGAGTTTGTTTTAGACTCTTATTCTGATAATGCAGGTGCTCATACTGCCAACGGATCTTTAAGTTTTGATAATTCACTTAACGCTACAAATATTGTCACCTTAGGTACAGTCGGGGTTGCAAATAACGAGTATATAGGCATAAGAGTAGAAGCTGATGCAGGTTGGACAGGATATATCAGTCAAATTAGCGTAACTTTTGGCGCGGGTACTGGAACAATCACAGCAATACCTGATCTGGACGACATAGACTGCAACGATGATGGTGTAGACTGCAACCTGTCATTTGGATCGTCTAAATCAGTGTCAGGTTATACAAATGTTGCTGCTTCGGCAGGAATAGGTAGCGCTGTCGACATAAACGGTTTGTACGAAACAGACTCAAACTCCAACAATCTAAGACGTGCAGTGTTTGCACTTGACACAATTATTGAGGGAGACCTCAACGAAGACGTATCAGCTAACTCACCAGACTACGTTGCCAATGCTTTCTCAGATGCAAATAGCGGCTCACTTGTCTTGGAAGTAAACGGTTTAGACTTACATACAGTTGAACTCACCGGTTCATATAATTTAGTTGGGACAGGAAACCCGGGTGCCGGCTCAGGAACTTCTTTCACGGGTAATAGCGGATTCTTTGATTTAAGTACATGGAAACCTGCAGAGTTTGACAATGATGTACCTTATTATTTAGAAATACAAAGAACAGGTAAATACAGAGTACACACAGCTGATCAAAGAAATGGTTGGAATTATGCTAGAGTAAAGCATGTTGGATCTTGGGGTACAAGGGTAACTAATTATGTTGAATGGGTCAATGATAATAATGCTGATGCACTTGCTCATGCTGGTACGTCGATATCTCAATTTGGAGATGACGACATATTTCATCTGAGTGGTGTAAAGTACTTTGTCAATCCAACTGGGAGTATACGTACGCGCATCAGTAACATTTATAAAAATGTATACTCAGACGCATCAGACGCTATTTCCCTAACCAGTCTATCAAATGTCAGTGCGGTTTCTATTGTGCAGTCTGGAGTCGGCCTTTCAAGCACAAAAACAGAAAATGACGGTGCGTCACCACTCCAAACATTAAATACAAATGCAAATTCTGAAACTGAAGTACTTCACGTAACTGGAACAATTCAGTTTAATCAGTCGACATCTTTAAGCGGTGCATTTACAAGCGTTTCAAGTTCTCCCCTACTTAATGCTGCGGGTGCATTTACATTTAAGCACCCGCTTAAGTCAAATCTAGTAGTACCAACACAAACTGCGACAAACCTTCTGGTCTTTACATCAAGCGACAATTCAAATGCTAACACGAATGAATATTTTAGTAGAGAAGATTACAGAATAGTAAGCGGTAATTACGCAGCGCAATCAGACATAACAACTTCTGGTAACAGCTGGGATTCAACCATTTCAATCAACGACAACGGATCTCATCCTAATTTTGCGAAAGGGTTGATGGTTTTTGATGGATTGTTAATTAGCCCTAAAAAAGGTGGTAACTCTGGAGACTTCAGAAATCATACTGAAGGTGGTGTTTTTGAGGGTCCAAATTCTAACGTGAACTATTCTTCATTGACACATTCCACAAGAGAATATTATCGTGGGTTCTTAAATAACACTACTAATGATAGACCAAGTGTTCAGATAACACTGTATGGCGATGCAACATTGGTAGGCATAACTGGTGATAATGCAGCTTCACTAGGCGCCAATAAAAATATTTTTGTAGAAGTAAAAATTCCTGGAGGTTCTAAAACAGGATGGTTAGACTTAGGTAAACCTTCCGAGGGTGCCGGAAACACAAATGACGGTGATGGGTGTCTTAGTGGTGACTTAAATGCAAGTATTGGTACAGGTGGAACAACAAATGTATGCACATTTAATGGATCCACTACCAACGGAACAACTTCTGGCGCTGAGTATTTTGCAATTAAAGTATCAGCACATGAAAACTGGACGGGCTATCTTACCCGAATAGCTGTGAGCTGGAGTTAGTATGGCGGGTAAGAGTAATACTTCAGCAACGTTTTTCGCTCAGAAAAAGCTTTTAGGTAAGGCGCACACGTCAAACCTTAGAACAGATGGTGAAGAATTAATTGGATCAAATATCCAATCTTCAACTAATCTTTTATTTGGAGAAACGATACCTAATAGTCCTACTAGAACACTAAATACAGTTCAGGGCGGTACTGTTGAATATATTCAATTTGTGTTAGAGGAAGTAACAGGTAACACTTACGACGCGAACGATACTGGAGGTGGCGCAGGTTCTGACTCAGGAGAATCTGGTCAAGACCCGGGGCCACACACTTATAAATTTAAACTCCCTAGTAATTACACTAGTATTAGTGCTAATCCCAATAAAGGAAACGGAGTTTTTGATAACAATAAAGTTGTTCATGAAACGCTAGGTGCACTCCAATTAGTTCCTCCTTTTTATTCGCAGGCAGCACCTAACCCTTATATCATTAAAATATACAAAGATGATGGAGCAGGAGGTGTAGGAAGCGAAATTCCTTTGTTGGATAATATTGATTGGAATGTCGACGCTTATAACGGTATTTTGTTCTTGCAAGATTACGATGCTAGTAAAATTCCGGCATTTGCCCGGGCATTTGCTTATGTTGGCAAAATGGCAAGCACAGTCATCTCAGAAGGTGGCGGTGGTGCCGGAACGCCAGGCGGCTCAGATACACAAGTACAGTTTAACGACGGTGGCTCTTTTGGTGGCGATGCTGACTTAACCTATAACAAAACTACAAATACGCTACAAACAGCAGGTTTTGTAACAGCTTCCCTAGGATTCTCCGGTTCCCTAACCCAATTGTCTGATGGGACGTCTTTTATTAAAGCCGGTTCGGGAATTAATGTCGCAAGTGCATCAAATGGATCGATTACAATTAAAGCTAATAAGGAAATGGTCTTTAATGAGTTACTAGGAGGTATTACTAGTGGCAACAACACACTTTTTACTCTCGCATCAACACCTTTTGCAAGTAATGAGATAAGTATATTTGTAAATGGACAACTCCAGACGCCCCCAGGTTTAACAACATTTCAAGATTATTCAGTTACCGGATCTAACGTATTTTTTACATCCGGGTCAACGCCTGAGGAGGGCAGTTTAGTAATGGCTATTTATCAAAAGGTGGTATCATGACTTTTAAAACATCTGATATCGCAATTGCTGCCTACTTAATGATGAAAGGAATGACTTTGGTTGATGCACGTCGATTGTCTAACGGAAGATTTCACTTTGAGTTTGATGACCCTAATGGAATGGGTAATAAATTTGCCATTGAATACGTGAATAGTGAATCAGCTAAATTTGACAGTCACATTAAAAATCTCAAGAATATTATTTTTAAAAACTAACCCTAATTTTAAGTATTAAAAGTGTTCAAAAAAAAGCATTTTTTTAGAAAAAACTAACGACAAATTGAGTTAAGCGCAGATATATAGTATTATCAAACAATTCAAAGTCTGTCATGTTGAGTTAAGTTTAAAACTATTATAAAAATGCTATAAACCATAACACAAGGAGAAAAAATTATGGCTTCAAGAACACAAATGCGTTTACAACAGTTAACAGGGTCATTTAGTAGCCTTAAAACAGAAGCGCAACAATACGTAACCCCAGCTGCAGCTGCAGCATTGACGGGATCAGATCTTCAAGACGTCTTAGGCGCTTTTGGAGCTGCTTTAAATAGAATTCACGGTGCGGCATCAGACGAACCGTTTAACGCAACAGCTGGGCACTTTTTAAACTCAGCAACTACTGACGGCGCTGACGACGCTGGTGCGATCAAACTTTCAGCAGCAAACGGTGGTATTGGTATCGCTTTTAATGACGCGAAAGACCTTTGGATTGAAGGTGGTCAGACAATGGTCGTTGCTAATCACGACACAGCTGATGCAATTAAGCTTCACGCTGACGCAGGAAGTTCACAAACAATCACTGTATTGAATGATGAAGGTACGGCAGCCGCAGCAATCGCACTTACTGCAACAGCTGGTGGTGTTGATATCGACGCAGCAGCTGGTAAGGACGTTGCGATCAACGGTGGTCAAGTTATTCTTACTGGTTTGGATGACACAGCTAGCTCAATTTCATTAGTGACAGATAACGGAACATCTGAAACCATCACAGTTCAAGCACTATCAAGTGAGGCTGATGGAGCAATTACACTTCAATCACCTAGTGGTGGTATCTTATTAGACACTAACGCTGCTGGCAAGAAAATTCATTTGGATTCTGAAGGTTCTGTTGATATTGATGCAGTTAAAGGACTTACAATCTCAAATGCTTCTGCTGCTGATGCTGACGATATGACAATTGAAGTAACAGGTGCAACTAATTCTAGTTTACATTTAGCATCTTCGGGTACAGCTGCTGACGCATTAACAATCTCAACTTCAGCTGGTGGTATGGATATCACAGTTGCAGGTGCAGCTGCAGGTGAAGACTTAGATATTACTGCTAATTCATCAGTTAACATTACATCGTCAGAAAATATTGCTGATTCTATCGTGATTACTGGTGGTGGTGGTGTTGATATCGTAACTCAAAATGATAAGGATCTAGATATTACTTCTGCTAACAATGTCAATATTGATGCCCAAGGTACTACTTCTGGTGACGGTGTTATTGTTACATTAGGTTCAGATACAGCTGACACAATATTTAAAGTGTTGAACAACAGTGGTCAAGACGCTTTTATTGTTAACGGTGCAAAAAATGCTCAAGTTGAAGGTAACTTAACAGTAGCTGGTAACTTAGATATTAACGGAACGACAACAACAATCGACAGTGTTAACCTTACTGTACAAGATTCAATCATTGCATTAGGCGTTTCTGGATCTGATGAGGGTTATTCAACAGTTGGTGATCGTGGTATTCTTTTTCCAAGAGGCACAGATGCTTCAGCAGTTGCAGGTTTTTGGTGGGATGGCTCTAGATTCCAATTAGCAACGTCTAAGACCGGTCCAAACTCTGGTTCTTTCCAGACAGTCGACGCTTACAACTCTTTAAAGCTTAATAAGATTGAATTTGATGATAACACAAACCACATTGCACAAAGCGGCGGTAATTTAACAGTCTCAGCTGATGCTAGCTTGGTATTAGACGTGGCTGCGAATATTGAACTTAATGCTGACGGCGGTATTGTAGAGTTTAAAGATGGAGCTGTGTCTATGGGTACTATTCAACACAATAGTGCTAATAAGACATTGATTGTATCTTCATCGGCCGATGATTCTATTACTCTTGAAGCACAGTCAGGTGAAGTTTTCATTAGTGATGATGCAGGCGGATCATCTGCTGGAATAAGTGTAGCTACTGCCAACGAGATTAAATTTGGACACACTGACCAGGGAACACACGATGTAGGGTTCTTGAATCTTAAAGATAACAACTTTTCAATTCTTTCTGCTTCTATAGGACTCCAAATCGACGCCGGTGCCACTCCTGGTCTTCTTAGACTTAAGAATGGCGCACAGAACGTTGGTTTTAAGGCTCCAGGTACTTTGTCGAATGGGTACGACATGCTCTTCCCGAATCCTGGCACCCCCCTATCTGCTACTGTTGGTAAGGTTTTAAAAGTTGCAAGTCAAGCTGGTAGTGATTTAACATTGGAATTTGCTGATCCAAATTCAGGCTTGGAAAAAGCAGTTCGTGTTATTACAGGATCTGCCGGTATCCCAGCTGGGACAGCGCTTTCAGTTGCAACAGCAGATATCACTGCAGGTGATCAGGTGACTAGTTTATCAACTGCAGGATCACAGGGATCTACACTTGATGTTTTTGTCAACGGACAGCTTTTAGTTTCTGGTTCTGAAACAGAACGTGCTAACGGAGATAGAGATTACGTAATTTCTGCAGCACAAGCTCTTAAGTTTGCATTTGCACTTGAGGAAGACGACGTAGTTCAAGTAATTAAAAGATAATTAAGTTAGTTATTAGCTAATTAAATTAAGAGGGGTAGTTTAACTACCTCTCTTTTTTTATATTATATGCATACTTACTTAGGAGGAGAAGATGATCCAAGAAAAGTTTAAAATTGCTACAAAACCTAATATGACTGAACAAACTCTGTTTCAGATAACACAAATGAAAAATTTTGTTGACAACACTCTTAAACAAGCTGTTGCCAAAGATTTTAAAAGCGAAGAAGAAAAAATCAAATATTTGCTTGATTCTCTTTACAATATCAGGGATTTTTGCTTGACTGTGACAAATGAAAATTCTTTAAGATTGAGACTACTCCAGCAATTTGAGGAAATTGAAAAAGAAATAGAAGTGGGAAACGACTTGCAAGAGCAAGAAGAAAAATCATTAGAGAATCTAGAAGAAGACTCGGAACAAAACCAGTTAAATTAAAAGATAAAAGGAATTGTAAATGAAAGTATTACAAACTGCGAACCTGGGTAAAGGTTATTCGGGTATATCAGGAAGTATAAGATACCAACTTTTTGACACGCTAGGATCGAGTGTGTTATCAGCGAGAAATACAGGGGTGTATGAGTTAGGTACTAGTACCGGTCTTTACGGCGTGCAACTAGACTTGTCTACACAGTTTAGTGGATCGATCGTGTGGTCTGTAGATGGAAACACACGAGTATACGCAACTGAAGAAGTAAAGATCGATCAAAAAATGGCGAGATATATCCATACAGGAAGGTGGCTTGTTGATGAGAATACAAATCAAATGGTCTTTTATCAGGATGATAATAACACAGAAATAGCCCGTTATGCACTATTTGATAGAAACGGAGTATCTTCGATTACTGAACTCTTTGAAAGGCGACTAATAGGTACAGGCAGCGTCTGATGCCTGGATTTACTGTAACAAGAGGATTAGGGCCTGGCGCAACACCGACAAATTTAATTGTGAGAGGTTTCTTGGAAGTCATTCAAGAAACATTAATTAAACGAGGGCAATCATACAAAAAAGAAAAAATAAGAAGGTATGATCACGAAACAGAAACATACTACGATGAGTATAATATCGTTGTCCAATTAGTTGCTATTAATGGAAAAGAGCTATTTAATCCGATAATTAATAAAGTAAAACATCTAATAAAAGATGAAAATGACATCAAGATCAAAGCTAGTCCTAAGAAGTTAACAATTCAAAGCCCAGAGATTAGTATAAATGTTAAAATTGTGGAGAAATAACAATGTCAAAAATTAATCTAATGATTGACGAAGAAAACGAACTAACATTCCAAGTACAAATCGAAGGTACTCGACCCGGGACAGCAAAATGTCGCCTTATGCTAGAATCAAATAGCATGTCCCTTGCATTTGAAGGTCAAAGCTCTAACGATGAAGTTTCTGTCACATTACCACCCCTAGATCATATTTTAAAGGAAGGCGTTTACGACATGACTCTTGAAGTTGTCGTAGACGATCGATTTTTTGAACCTCTTAAATTGCAAGGTGAATTTGAGAAAAGGCTCAAGGTCACAGCAGAATCGGTTAAAGTTAAAACAAAGCCGAAAGTAAAAACATCTGCTTCGCTAGTAGAAGTTAAAAAGAAAGGTAGTAAAAGTGGAAATGTTAACGTCGTAAGAAAGACTAGAAAGCAACCTATTTTGGAGTCAAATAGAAAAAAAGTTGTAACTGATCAAGATATCATGAACTTGATCAAAAAATTAACGGAGAAATAATGATAAATTTATACATATTAACATCACTAATATATGCATATATCATCATGACTAATTTAGAAAATTTAAGACACACACCGATAAAAACAGACTTGAAAACAAGAAATAAAACAAATGCAAAAATCAAGGAGTTGGAAGGTGATCTTAATTTGTTTTTCCTTTGGCCATGGCTTTTGATTAAAAAAATTAAAAATGAATATAACGCCAGAAAACAAGATTAAGATTTTAGAGTACAAATTAGCTTTTGAACGTGAAATATTAGTCAAGAAAGAGTTTGATGAGGGCAATAGTGATCTAAACTATCGCCTTTCTTTCTTTAGAGAGAAGCTAATAAAAAATAACAATGATAAAAAACAAGTTGAGAGCTTTGACAATTTTTTCATGCCCAAAGACAAAAACACCCAATGCAATAATGGCAGTAACGAAATAGAGATCCACAGAAATGCCCAGAAGTCATCTAAAAAAAGTGTTAATGTAGAAACATGGCTAAAGAAAGCTTATCGTCAGATTGCAAAATTGACACATCCAGATATGTTAGTGGGTATTAAGTCCAGCAAGATAATTAATCAGTTCTTGAATTATTACAACATAGCTCAAAATGCGTATGAGAAAAATATTCCGGCTGACATAATTATGGTAGCTAGCGATCTAGAAGTCCCTATCGATAATGATATCATAAGCAGGGAAATTAAAAAATCTTTTGAGGAAAAGGTAAGATTAATTGATAGCACTATGAAGCAACTAGGATACCAATGGTATCAAGTACCTGAAGAAAATAGAGACGCAGAGTTTAAAAAAATTCTAACAATCATGGGTTTTAAGTTTACAGATGCGCAGGTGAAAGAAGTGATTAAATCAAAAAAGCCTAATAGAAAAGTTGGTAAAAGACCCGAAAAATTTAGTGTAAAAAGAAGAAAATTAAATTAGTATTTATTGTTAACATTAACAAGAGATATACACATGTCACCCTACACACTATTACAAGAAGAACTGGGCAGAGACCCATGGAAGATTTTTGTCTGTTGCATTTTTTGCAATCTTACTAAGAGGCGGACTTCTGAACCCTTCTTTTGGAAATTTTTACAACGATGGCCTAATCCTAAGGCTGCATCGAGACTTAATGAAGCGGAATTAAAAACATTAATAGAGCCGCTGGGTTTAGTAGACCGCAGGACAAAAGCTTTAAAGCAGATGTCTATAGACTACCTTTCAAAAGACTGGAGAGATGACGCCACAAAACTATTTGGAATTGGCAAATATGGATCGGATGCATATAGGATCTTTGTCAAAGACGAGTGGAGAGAGGTGACACCCACAGATAGTGCACTTAAAAATTATAAAAAATGGATGGAGGAAACACATGCCTGAAGGACCAGAAGTAAGAATCACAACAGACTTTTTAAAATCTTTTGAAGATAAAGGATTGACAGGATTTACAGTACTGTCGGGAAGATATACTAAAAAAGGCGGAATACCCGGGAAAGAATCGTGTATTTTACCGGCTAAATTAACTGAAGTTAATTGTAAGGGTAAATTTATTTACATGACTTTGACTGTAGAAAAAGAAACTTTCTATCTGTTCAGTACATTAGGTATGACTGGGATGTGGAGCGGTAAAAGAAGCAAGCACGCACGCTTTGTAATGTTCTTTGATGACGGATCTGAATTATATTACAATGACGTTAGAAATTTCGGCACACTAAAGTTTGTCAATGACAAGAAAGAGTTGGATAAAAAACTTAAGTCTTTAGGGCCTGATATTCTAACCACTGATATCGATCAAACAGGATACAAAAAGCGTTTCACCAGTAAACCTAATAAAACAATTGCAGAGTGTCTTATGAATCAATCTGTAGTATCTGGCGTAGGTAATTATTTAAAGGCAGAAATACTTTATTGCTCTAAAGTATCTCCCCATCGTAAAATCAAAGATATTGATGATAATGAGTGGAAAAGCTTACATGAAAACACATTAGTCCAGTCTAGAAGATCTTATAAGTTTGGTGGTGCAACAATTGCAACTTATAGGCAACCAAATGGCAAAGAAGGGTTGTACAATCGACGATTTGCTGTGTATAATCAAAAAAGTGATCCCGATGGTAGAACTGTGATCAAAGAACAAACAGCTGATAAGCGAACAACCCATTGGGTACCTGAAATTCAAAAGTAGGAGTTAATATGACAGAAGAAACAACATTACAAAAATTCAAACTAGACGATAGTTCAATTGCACATATCGTCAAATTAATTCAATTAGGTTTTATTACAGGAACTGATATTGTTGATCATTTCAGAATGATACAGTTAATTACTGACGATACAGGATTCTTACACCTCGATCCTGAGTACGAAGCAAATCAAAGTAGCAATATTGAAAAAATGTTGGCCCAGGCGTCAGAATCATCACAAGCCACAGAGGAGGCTTAATCATGGACTGCAAACTTAAAGACATGTTTGATCTTAGGCTTTCATTTATGAAAGCAATGCAAGAAACAATACCGGGGTCATATCCTCCGTTTCCAGTAGATATATCTGAAAAAGCATCTCAACAAGTTTGCAGAGATTTGGCACTTAAAGGTGTCGAAGAAATGTTTGAAGCACTACAACATCTTAAAAACTGGAAACCTCACCGCCAGACTGAAATAAAAGAAGATCTAGATCGTGAAGAATTCTTAGAAGAAGTTGTGGATGCTTTAAACTACTTTTTTGCTATGTTAATTGTCACTGGTTTTAGTGAAAAAGAGTTATTTGACGCATATATAAAAAAGGACGCAAAAATCAGAGATCGTCTAAAAGAAGGGTATTGATGAAAGCAAAAATAGTCTTTAATGGTAAAGAAACAGAGAAAAGCTTAGATAAGATCCAGGAACATGTTAATACAAAAGGCACGTTCTCTGGATCGATCGATATTAGAAGGCTTAATCTTGACATAACTGATCCTAGTTTTGCATATTATTTTTCTAATGTAAATTCTTCAGAGTTTGATTATTATTTAAATATCTTTAAAAAAGAAAAAAACAATTTAAATAACAAAGAGGTGACCTTTGAAATTCAAACAAATGATGCAATTACAGCAGCAATATAATAATAAAATTGTTGGAAGATCAGATCAATTATCACAAGCCCTTAAAGAAAAAATCACACAAGATAACGTTTTGTGCGCACACGCAGAATTAAGCGCATTAGTAAATGCAACGCACTACAAAAATCATCACACACATTCAGAGCCTTTAGCAAATAGAAGAACTGTGTTGTATGAAACTGTTGATGTTATTAGATACATGCTTGCAACTTTAAACACATGGGGCATAACATCCAAAGAGTTTGAAAATGCTTTTAATAAAAAAGACATATACCTTAATAAGCATCATGAATTACAACAGAAAAAGTGGGAAGGCCAACCAGTTGCGATTGTAGATATTGATGACGTCTTGGCAAACTTCCGCGCAGGTTTTTCTGAGTGGCTTCACAAGAAGTTTGATGTTGAAGCTGATGTAGATTCTAAGGAATATTACTTCATCACAGCACTGTCAAAGATCAATCTTAATTCTGAATCAGTTTTTAAAATGTTTCTTGATGACGAAGGTTTCGCAAAACTATCTGTCGATACTGATAATTTAGAACTTTTGTGGCAGTTAAAACATAAAGGATACTGGATTCACCTTTTGACAGCACGCCCACAAGAAGAATTGCAGTGTCTGTATGACACGTATTTTTGGATCTGGCAACAAAGCATTCCTTGCGATGCAATCAGCTTTTCACCTGAAAAGTTTAGATGGTGTGCAAAATCAAGATATTACGATGCAGGTGCAATCAAATTTGCAATTGATGATGCTCCTAAACACGCTGAAGATTATGCTAAACACGGAATTAAATGTTTAGTACCACTTAAGCCTTATAATGAGCACTTAAAGCATGAAAATATTTTTCACTTTAATAGTTATCATGAATCAATTAGTGCAATTAAGGAGATAGAATGATAATATTTTTTATGACATTGTTGGCTTTTAGTCAAGAAACTGATAGAGAAATACGATATCAAAAAGAAACAGAGATTGATTTTGATGCGCTCGAACTAACTGGTGAAATGGTAAAACCCCAGGGTGCTTTAATTATTGAGAGAAGTGAAGTTAAGTTTAATCCTTTGATTGAGCTTAGATTAGACTTTGATCCGGAAATGGCGGCGTCTGTCACTTTAATCAAATAAAAAATTAAAGAGTAAATAATTTTTAAGCGCTATTTTGTAATAGTGCTTTTTTTGTTGTATTATAGTAAAGTAAAAATTAATAAAACAAGGAGATTCTATGCCACAAAATTTAGATTTAAAACCTGTTGACTTGCCAATGGAATTAAAGTTTGGACAAGAACCAAAAACAGATTTCTTTAATAATCTTGCACATCTTAAGGTAGAACTTATCGACGCGCCTACTAGGTCACAAGCACTCAACGTCGCTTGGCAATATGTCAAAGCAACCTGGGCTGATCATCACGATGACACAAATCCAGCAACTGCTTCTCTACGAGAGCAATCAGCAAACCTAGAGGACGTACTTTGTTTTCGTGCCCTTCCAACGCCTATGGAGTGTTTAGGTTTTACTTTTAAGCTAAGCGGTCTCTCTTTTCAAGAAGTGACCCACATCATTCGACACCGAGCCGGTTCTTTTGCAGCACAGTGCACCGGTGATCGAGATTTGCGTGATGATCCTGCTGTTATTCCTGAGGCAGTTCAGAATTCACCTGAGTTTTTGGCTAGATACAAAAGAATTGTTCGTGAATCAAAGCAACTCTATGCTGATATGACAGATTCAAAAGTTGTGTCAATGATGGATGCAAGAATGATTCTTCCAAAGGCAATGACATCATTCTATCTGATGCGACTTAATCTTAAAGATTTATTAGGTTTTATTGCACAGCGTCAAGACATGCAAATTCAACCTGCAGCTGATAATTTACTTGCCGCTTACATGGCGCGTGAAATTTTAAAGGTTTTACCTGAAGCATCAGCACGTATCGATTTTAACAAGCCAGATATGCACTACATTAAAACGTTCCGCGTGCCTGATGGTAAAGGTGGTGAAACATCACGAGGTACAAATCTGTACTGGCCTGAACCTAAGAACGACAAGTTTGATTATCACCCTAACGATACAATTTATCAGTCACGTCGCGAGGACATCAACGGTACACACAACCCTGGTGGTGAAACAGTTTTCACAAAGCTTTGGAATGAAACATTATCAGAAATCGATGAGATTAAAAATAACTATAATGATTTCATGGGGAGGTAGTTTCCAAAATGAACAATGAGGAAAACAATCCTTTCGTTGTCCTGTCTAATTTATTTGTTGAAAATCAAAGGCAGTTTAATGTAAAAGCGAAAGACTTACAAGGTAGAATCAAAGTACTTGAAAAAAAGCTGTCTAAATTAAATGCGCAATTGGAAAATGATATTTTTACTGCAGATTTAATTGCTTTATTAAGCGTGCAAGAAGAGGCAGCACTAATATTAAACGTTGCAAAAGAATTAGAATTTCAACGAGATCAGATCTTTAATTCAGTAGAAACTTTAAAACAATCAAAAAGAGTAAAATTAAATAAGTAAGGAGAACAATATGAGTTTTGGAAAAGTTTATTTAGCAAGTGGCTGGTTTTCACCAGAATGGCTAGAAGAGGTGGAGAATATTAAGTCAGTTTTTGACAAACACGGTGTGAGTTATTTCTCACCAAAAGATGAAAATCTGTGTGACAATGATGCAAATGAGTCAATGCAAGATCAGATCTTTAGCGGTAACATCAAACACTTGCATGAGTGCGACTGGATGCTGTGCAACACACGAAATAAAGATATGGGAAGTATCTTTGAAGCGGGTTATATGAATTGCTTAGAAAAGCCAATTGTATATTTCTGTGACGGTCTTCCGCCAGGTGCACAATTTAATCTTATGCTAGCAGCTAGCGGTATCAAGGTTTGCAGATCGCTGGAAGACCTAGATGTTTATCTTGCACAGTGTAAAGTAACAGAAAGACTAGTTATCGATCGATATGTAGGCGAAATTGAGTAAACCTTAAAATTAATCTAGATAATATGTGCGGGTCAGAATAATTAATTCTGACCTTTTTATTTTTTAGGAGAAAAGAATGAGATTATCTAGAAGACAACTACGCCGACTTATTGAGTCAGCTTTACACGAACAAACTGCAAGAAACCCAGCAGCAGATCTAGCCGGATCAGCAGACGGTTTAAGTGGCGGAGGAGAAGCCGGAAGCATAGGCAGTATAAATACTGGCCGCCGAAATTTGGCATTTCCCAAAACTTACACTTACAAAAACGACGGTTATACTTATGTGGTAAAAAATGACCAATGGCATGTTATCAAAGGAAAAAAGAAAGTGGCATCCAGTTTGAGCGACCTTGTTAATTTGAAGAATTATCCAGATTCAATTGAAAACCTAGATAGGGAGCACCCTGAAGCAAGAACCAGAGATGCTCAAGAACAAACCTTTTTAGCAGGTCTGGATGGTGGCAGCGAGCCTGGCGGTGAGCAAGCTGTTAAAAAGTTTGAAGAGGTTAAAAAGTCAAGCAAAAAAGTTTTACCAATACTGAAAAGTATAAATTCTAGAATAGAAAAAGTTGAAAAACAACTTCGCGCCAAAAGTGCACGAAACCAAATTAGCATGATCGATTTAGATAAGCTGGATAATCTTGTAGACGCGTTGGATGATTTAACTGAATTAGCAAATTTAACAATTTCAAATGCTGATCGTTCAACTGTAATTGATCCGGATCCTTTTTTAACCATGAATAAAAAATATATGCAGAAAATCCAACCTGCTGTAGAAGAAATGGAAAAGCTCACAACAACATCAGCAGAGCCGCCTCTCAAACAAGCATCACCTACTATAAAAGGCGCTACAGGAACTCAACTTAACAAGATATTGGCAGATATCCAAGAAGGTCTCTTTGACGCACTTAATGACATGAACGAAAAAGCCGAAGAGTTAAAAAAGATCCAGTCAGGAGGATCCTCAAATTCAGGCGGAAGCACATCAGGCAGCAGTCAAGTTGCAGTGCAAAGAGAAGGCCTCAGCCGTGGCGAACTATATCGACGTCGCTACTGGGGAAGATACTAACTTAAGGCTTGTGTTTTAATGAGGTTAACAAAAAGACAATTAAGAAAGTTGATCAATGAGCAGTTTGGCCTTGATCCTGTAAGAGGGTTTAAGTCAATCCCGGATAAGCTTGAAACCGCGTATAACTTTTATGTTAAACATGGCCCATCCACATTTACCAAAGGGTATGAAGAAGCTAAGGAGATTGAGCAGGCCTTAAATAAAAAATTAGAAGTGCAGTTTGGTCTCTCAGCTGAAGAAGTAAAAGATAATACTTCTTCTGATAATGTCAAACTCATGAAACCAAATGCTGCAGCTGAAGATTATAGCGCAGACGTGTCACCTGACGCCAAGCAATTATTGGATATTGACAAGAAGGCTGTTGAAAAATACAAGGGAAAATATAAGACTCATGAGCCTAGTGCAAGCAACAGCTACGATTACGTAGAATTAGGCGAAGACGGTATTCTTACATTTTACAATTCTTATCGATATAGACAACCTTTAGAAGCCGGTAAAATAACAGTTCTTGACACTTCAGAAACTGCCTTGTCATGGTTAAATTGGTTCTCTAAAAATCAAGACAAGAAAATAACTAAAAAAGAAGTTGAACCTGAAGCTGCATCTACACCTGGTGCTTCCAAAGCTGCAGTTTCAAAAAAAGGCGGAAAGTACAACGCTAAAACAGAAGGCATCCAGAAAATCATTGATCCAAACGCGAAACACACCAAAGCAGACGGCCAATGGGGAAAGGGTACACAAAGAGCATGGGAAGAATACGTCAGCTCTAGTGAATTTGAGTTGGCAATGGGCAAGACTTATCCAAATGTTTCTGATGAAGAAACAATGAATATCATCGATGGATTACCTAAGAAAGCAACTATAGTCAAAAAATTAGGTTATAAAGCTAACACAAGCGGCGTGCTTTCTTTCTTGCAAGATGTCAGTGATGATGAAATAATCCGTACGGATATAAAACTAGGTGACGTAACTTCCGGTAGCGACAAGGCCGCGTTAGAGAAAGTAATTGACGGTTCAGAAATGCCTGACGATAAATTTATTGAGGATGTAGATGCTGATTTGTTTGGTGAGAAGCTGAAAGGTGAAAAGCCTAAGAATAAAGACCGCTTAATTAATAAACTAGCAGACGCTTACAGAGACCGCAGAGACGAAAAGCAAAAGAAGCGACTAGCTAAGAAAGTTAGAAGAATGCTCAAAGATGACCCAAAAGCTCTGGCAGCGTTTAACGCAGCAACAAAAAGTGTCGGCCTTGAGGAATCATTAAGCCGTGGCGAACTATATCGCCGTCGCTACTGGGGAAGATATTAAAATATCTTTTAAATATTAACGTAATTGACGACGTATACTGTTTCTAATTAATCTTCTAATATTTGATTCATTAAGACGGTATACGTTTTCATTTTTAGGTTCTTTACTCGCTGCTTTTGCGGTTGTTCTTTTAAGGGCAGTACCACCTTTTTGTGCATCCTGTAGATGTGTTGTGGTGTAAATAAAGTCTTGGTTCGAGGTCACGTCATCTGTAAGATCCTTGATTGTCTTTTTCATCTCAGGGCTTATATTAGCACCAGTGACTGGTACATTGCGAGCCACACCTTTTGCTTTATCTGAGAACATGGCTGTAATTGTTTGACGACCAACCACACCATCTTTTGATAATTTGTTTTTCTCCTGGAATTCCTCAACCGCTTCTTTTGTCTTAGGCCCAAACTTCCCGTCAACGTCAGCGCCTAATTTCATTTGAACAGCCATAACTTGCATCTTTTTTTCATTTGTACTAGCGTTCATCCCTTGCTTGAGCATCGCTCCTGACTTACCTGCTAGGGTATCTTTAAATAGATCCTTGCCACTGACGTTCTGATCATCAATGCCTGGGACGTCTCTAAATTTTATATCCCATATTGGATCAACTTTGCTGTGAGGAACAACTTTTTGTTTTACTCTTTTTCTGACTACGGCCTGACCACCTTTTCCAACTGTCCCTTTATAGTCCGGGTCACTTGTTGTTCTTTTTGTTGCAAGAAATGTACCGTCTTTAGTATTTGCTTTCTCAATCGCTTCTGGGTCTCTGGCATATATTTGTGCTTTCTCTAATTCTTTTTCCTTAGCTTTTCCTGAATAGTAATTTGCACGTCTTTTCTCTGCACGTTTAACGATTTGATCGATCATAGACGTCACAGCGTCAACACGTCCTTTTTCAATTAAAGATTTGATTATATTAGCAACACTACCAACAAATAAGCGCGTGTCGTTTGATATGCGTTTATCATCCTTGAAAAGTTTTACTAATTTTCCATATTCTTTTTCAAAACCTTCTACACCTTTTTCTTCTAATGCGATATCTTGAATTCTAACAACTAACGCGTTATTTTGATCTGCTTGTCCGTAATTGTCTGGATCGTTTAGCAGCTTATCGAGTGCTTGCCTATTTTGTCTTCTACTCATGAAGGTCTCCTATTTTGTATATAAATATACAATAATTTGTGTAAAAATTTAAAATGTTAAGTACTTTTAATAAAAAGGAGTGATTGATGAAAAGAGTTTTTATAACAGGTGAGCGTGGTTTTATTGGAACAAACTTGGTAAAACGTGCCAAGCTGCATGGCTTTGAATTCGTGTCAGGTGTGCATGATATAAACGAAGATGCAGCTTTCGTATCTCAGCACACAACAGAAAAAGGTGAACCTTGTATCCATCGAAATGACGAAACTGCATGGCTAAAGTTTTTTGAGGTCAATGATATTAATTATGTCATTCACAATGCTGCGGTTGTTGGAACAGATGTTGTTGCTTTAAATGCCAAAGAATCAACACTCACTAATGTGCAGGGTACTTTTAATATCTGCCGTGCTGCAAATAAATTAGGCATTCCTGTTTGTTATATGGGAACCACAGTTATTTATGATACGCCTAAATATCAAGAAACTGCTATCGTTGAGAATTCAGATCGAGGACCTAGTACTTTTTACGGCTGTCAGAAGCTATCAGGTGAGGAAATTGTTAAGTCACACTGTGATAATTGGATGATTGTCCGTCCTCTCTTTGCATACGGTGGTGAAGGTGACATGAATTCTTTAATTGCAAAAACGATTTATGCAAAACTTAACGGTGTACCTAAGGTAAAAATGTTCCTTGATCCCACAAAGTTTAAGGACTACTTGCACGTTAATGACTACTGCGATGGTGTTTTTACTTGCATGAGCAGAAAAGAGTATTGGAATGATGATTATAATATCGCAGCAGAAACTCCTCTAGTCACTGGCGAGATCATTAAGCTGATGGACGAAGTATGCGGCCAGAGTTTCGCAGATACAATAGAATGGCTGCCACAAACAGAATATATGGGTAATCATATCTTGTCATCAGAAAAAGCTAGGAATATAACTGGTTGGACACCAAAAATATCGTTAGCTGAAGGAATCCGCATGTCTTTTGAAAGTATCCTTAAGTCAGAAGGTTATAATCCTCTGCGTCATCTTGAAGAAGCAGAAGAACGAGGTGTTGACTTAACGGAATACTTCTGATGGATGAGTTGCACGTAGGCGATTTAATTGAAACACTCTCTTATAAGGGCATGTCTATATATGGAATTGTTCTATCGTCAGTGAATCGATTCCACTACGAAGAGGTCAGAATTTTAACAGGGTCTAGAATAATGGCAGTTGTCTACGACGGTAACAAAGGCGGAATTAAATTAATTCAAAGGATCAATAATGAAAAAAGAACTACAAGATAAGCTGTTTGAAAAGTACCCAAAGATCTTTAAGCAGCGCGAGTTAGACAGGGCTGTGACCGCGATGTGTTATGGTATCTCTTGCGGTGACGGTTGGTACGTGCTGATCGATGAAATGTGTGGAAATATTCAAAATCGCATTGAGAACGTAAACAGGGGTAAACCTCCTGAAGAACATATCGACTGTCAGGCAACTCAAGTAAAAGAGAAGTGGGGCGGCCTACGTTTTTATGTTCAAGGTAGCGATGATTTTATTGATGGAATTATTGACTTAGCAGAATCGATGTCTTATCGAATCTGTTCTGAATGTGGTAATCAATCTATACCTCAAAAAAAACGTGGGTGGATATATACATTGTGTGATAATTGCAGGATTAATCAATAATTATAATCAGTATAAGGGTTAATTATGAAAATAACTAGAAAGCAATTAATGTTTTTAATAGAACATAGTCTTAAGGGCGGAATTGATCCGATTCCTGGACGTGAAGGCTACAATGCTATCGTACAAGGCATGAACGCGATCACAAAAGAAAAAGTTAAGAAATCAATAGCACAGTCGTTAGAGGATTATTCAAATTTTGCTTTTGACGGCACTGACAGACCTAATGTGTTTGGTGTCGCTTATGATGATTATGACACTACAAAAGGTGTTCAAGCAAAAGATATGAGAAGAGTATCAAAGAAAATCTGGAACGACAATGCTGATCATGAATTTTTTAGGAATAACGTTGCTAAACTACATCAAACTGCGTATGCTCATTCTCGCGATGCGTCCAGTCTTGGTATTGACCCCAGATACTTATCAGGTGGAGGCACAACAGAGCTTTCTTGTTGGTCACTTTTAACACAAAACCCGTTTAAGCCCCAAGTGAGCGAACTAGTTGAAGCGCAATTAGCAACAAATAGCTTTTATTTAGTTTTAGACGGTAGAGTTACATGGTGTGGTAATTTTGACGCTTTTACAGAACAATTATCTGCAAAACAAAGAAGTCAAGACAGTAAGTCTTTGGAAAGCGCAAAGAAAAGCACAGTTTCTTCCGGACTACCTAAAAGGCCTGGTGGTGTGCAACTCGCTAGGAAAAACCCAGTCTGGCAATCATGGGATGATGCTTATGACGAAGAGGGTAAATATAATCCTGATTTTGAGCCGGCACTCTTAGACCCGGGAGAAATAGACTGGGAGAAAAGTTTCCAAAATACTCCTATTATTTTAGATAGAGAAGATTTTGAAAGTATACGCGGGACGCAAGCTGCAGGTGAATTTGGATTTAAATCACAAGAAACAATCATAGATAATTGGTCTATTAACAATGTTTTATTGATTCTGGATAGCAATACAGGTTTTGCCGGCAAAGAGAATATAGAAGATCATATATATGATTTAAGAGAAAATGATGAGTATGATATTTTAAAAATGCTAGGTAAAATAAAATGGATTAACAAAAAACAAAATCTCAAAGTAAACGTCGCCGATCTCTCTCAGTCTAGATATTTAACTGATCAAGAAGTTCAACAAATTATTACGGGACTCACTAATATGTACAAAACAAAACCAGCAGTAGTGACAAATCCTTTCGCACACTTGCAAGATAAAGACAAATAAGAAAAAAGTGTAATCTTAGGCTCCTTGTGTTATAATAAAATAAAAACACAAGGAGTTTTCTTATATGGACATCAAGTTAATTACACCACCCGATCGTTTTGTAGGTTTTCACGGTCATACAGGCTTTTCTGTCTTTGACGGCTTAGGTTATCCGTCTGACCATATTGACTTTGTACTTAAAAACGGCATGGACGCTTGGGCACTGACTGATCACGGTAACGGTTCTGGTCTCGCTCACGCCTACAAGCATGCAGAAAAGGTAAAGAAGAAAGGACACAAGTTCCGTCAAATTTATGGTTGTGAGTTTTATTTCGTGCCTTCCCTCAAGGACTGGCGTGCTGATTACGAACAATCAAAGATCGATCGTGCCAATGCCAAGCTTAAAGCACTTAAAGAGGAGGAAGAAGGTGGTCATATCATCGAGAACGAAGAAGAAACAAAGTCTTTTGATCTAGGTAAAGACGAATGGAAACGACGTTATCATCTGGTAGTTACTGCACAAAACCGTGAAGGTTTAGGCAATCTATTCACACTAATTAAACGTGCATATACTGACGGCTTCTATAGATATCCTCGCATTGACTTTGATCTGCTAAAACAGTATGGTAAAGGACTTAATGTATCTACTGCTTGTCTAGGTGGTATATTTTCTAATCGTATTATGCGCGGTAATGCACTTAAAATGAGTGACGAGAAAATACAACAAGAACTGACATATTTATCTGAGCGTTTTGTTGATGCTGTAGGTGAGGATAACTTCTATCTTGAAATACAGTTTAACAGGCTCAAGCAACAACACCTTGTAAATCATCACTTGCTGCGTCATTCACAGCAAACTGGTTTGCAGCTTATCGCCACACCGGATTCACACTATTATTCACCTGATAAATGGGAGGCAAGAGAGCTTTATAAAAAATTAGGGTGGATGGGTAATGACCCAAGTCCGTTACCAGAGTTTGAAGATCTTAAATGTGAACTATATCCAAAAAATGCTGGACAAATGTGGGATGAATTTACACGACATTATGAAGAATACAAAGACACATACGAAGGTTTCGAAGAAAAAATTAAAGAGTCTATTGAAATTACACACGATATTGCATGGGAAAAGTGCGAAGACTGTTGGATTGATACTTCTGTTAAGCTTCCCGATTTCAACAACCCTAATCAGACTGCTTTCCAACAGCTTGCGCAAAAAGTTAAAAAAGCGCTTGTTGAGGAAGGACTTAATGAAAAACCTGAGTATGTTGAAAGAGCAAAGCACGAACTCGAAGATATCAAATTCCTCGGATTCGAAAACTACTTCTTAGTAATGTATGAGGTGTTCCACAAAGCTGCTGACCACACACTGTTCGGAGCAGCTCGTGGTTCTGGTGGCGGATCACTTGTAAATTACTTGTTAGGAATCACGCAGGTCGACCCGCTTAAATACGACTTGCTGTGGGAGCGTTTTCTTGGTCGACACAGGACGTCCTGGCCCGATATCGACTCTGACGCTGGTGATCGTGACGCACTAATTAATGCAGCACGTGAATTATACGGTGATGAGGCGGTTATTCCTGTTTCAAACTTTAACACACTCAAGCTTAAATCACTTGTAAAAGATATTGCTAAGTTCTATGGCGTCGACTTTGGTGAAGTAAATAAAATGACCGGTCCCCTCCAAGACGAAGTGATGTCACAAGCTCGTGATGAAAATACCGAGAAGTCTGTGTTTGTGCTCAAGCACGAAGATTGTATGACATACTCAAAAGGTTATCGTGAGTTTATGGAAAAATATCCAAAAGTTAAGGATCACATCGAAGCTCTGTTTATGCAAAACCGTTCGATAGGTCGACACGCAGGTGGTGTCATCATTGGCCCGCCCCAAGCATTAGAACAATCAATGCCGATTATTGGTGTTCGAGGCGAGCTACAAACTCCTTGGACAGAAGGTATGAACTTTCGCAATCTTGAAGACAACGGCTTTATTAAGTTTGACTTCTTAGGCTTGACGCTACTCAAAGACGTAGAAAACTGCATCCGTCGTATTATTACACGTGAAACAGGCACTGAACCTACATTCCTCGAAATACGTGACTGGTTTGACAAACATCTCAACTGTCGTTATGTTGAACAAGATGATGAAGAGGTATGGAAGCATGTGTATCATCAGCGCCGCAAGACAGGTGTGTTTCAATTCACTGCAGAAGGTGCGCGTCGATTCTGCGAAGATGCCAAACCAACAACGATTATTGAGTTAGCCGCATTGACTGCGATATATCGACCTGGTCCACTTCGTGCCAATGTGCATAAGAAATATGTGAAAGATAAGCTCCGCGCTGATGAAATACATTATGCACACCCTATCATTAAAGATATTCTTGGCCCTACGTTTGGTCACGTTACTTTCCAAGAACAGTTCATGCTTCTTGCGCAAAAGCTTGGTGGTTTCACTCCTGCTGAATCTGATAAGCTGCGTAAAACTCTTGTTAAGAAGTCTCTTGATACGATGGGCAAGAAAGGTGATGAACGTGAAGCTGCTCGTGTCAAGTTTGTAACAGGCGCAAAAGAAATAAATGGTGTGCCTGAGCATGTATCACAAGAGTTGTGGGAACGTATCGAGTTCTTCTCTGTATACGGTTTCAATAAGTCGCATGCTGTCGCTTATGCTATTGGTTCTTACTACGCTGCTTGGCTTCACACATATTATGAAACAGACTGGTTAGGTACTATTCTCGAATCAGAAAACAATAATCCAAATGCACTATCAAAAGCAATCGCTGAAATCAAAGAAATGGGTTATCGTATTGAATTACCGGATGTAAATGAATCAGGTACATACTGGCAGTGGTCCGAAAACAAGCAAGCATTTATCCCACCGCTGACTTCTATCAAGGGTGTAGGTAAAACTGCTGTTGTTGAAATCATGAAAAACAGACCATATTCATCAGTCGCTGACATGTTATTTGATGAAAGCGGTAAGTGGCGCCACTCTAAACTCAATAAAACCGGTTTTGCTTCTCTGTGTCAAGTTGAGGCTTTTAACGGTCTGCAAGAAATGTGGGACGGTACAATAGATAATCACAAGCAACTTTATAATATCATTATTGATAATTACTCTGATCTCAAGAAAAGCAAGTGGGGCATGACTATTCGTAAAGCAAAGAAAGAAAATGCGCCTGATATCTTACCTATCCTTATTGAACAGAACAAAGATATCGAAGACTGGGGTCGCATTGACAAGTTAACAATGTACCAAGATCTTTGTTCGGCTACACGTGATGATCTTGCCTTTCCAGATGATATGATGGAAAAGATCCGTTCAGCCGGTGTCAAGTCAGTGCTTAACATGCTGCCTGGCGAAAAATGTATCGCTTGGTGTTGTATCGTTGACATGATTAAAAAGACAACCAAGAACAAAAAGACTTTTTATCGTCTTAAGATAACAGACTATGAAAATAATACAGGTTGGTTGCGCATGTGGGGTGAAAAACCTGAAACAATGGTGCCGTATTCAATCTGGTTAACAGACGCGTCAAATGATCCTAACTGGGGTGCTAGCACAAGTTCAAGAAAAGTCAGACCTTTAGTGACAGACTGAATATATATAATATATTTGTGAGGTCAATGATGAGTTTTAATTTTAAACAATACGTTCGAGAGTTACTGATGGAGCAGACAAGGGTAAATATGTCTGGTTCAGGTACAGCTTCATCTAGAGGAGGATCTGTTGACACCTCAAACTACGAAGAAAACCCGCAAGGTTCTGGAGTATATCGTTCTATTACTGGAAAAGATCCTTATGCATACAGCATTGTTAGTCAGAATGCAAATAAAATTGTGATAAAAATCGAAGATGCCCCATCTGGTAGATCATCGGCAATCGGTAGAACCTTTAATATTACAAAAAATAATCTTGACGATCCAAACGTGCAACTGCTTTATTCTTCTCTTGTCTCACTAGGAGCGATAAGAAACCGACTATCAGGTGATGAAGCGTCACTTAAGACAGGATCGAAAACAGCAGAAATTCTAATAGTAGGTGATCAGTTTAATTCGATTAATCACTTTAAAGAGCAACACAATAGAATTAAGTCACTAGGACACGAATTAAGAGCTTCTACTTTAACAAGAGTTGAACCTCCGTCAGAGTTAAACTCTCTGATTGACGCCGACTTAACTGGGGCAATATCAACAAAAATAGAAAAGATTGTTGCAGGGATTGAAAAGTTCTCCGGAATCCAAGTTGTGTCAATGACTCTTGAGATCTTAAATTATCAAGAGCTCATGATAAAATACATGGGGAAAAAAGACGAAATCCATTATGTTCACAGTGAATTTCAAACTGATGATACAATACAACTCTGTGGAGAGCTTAACGAAATGATACAATCACCCCCGGATAATACAACTGGCGAATCAATGGAAGTAATTGTCGACCCTACTGCCGAACCAGTTGGAGAAACGTTCCAGGCAATTCCAGGAGAGAGCGATGCAGGGACAATGCCAGGTGATACCGGTGAATGCGTACTAGGTTTCTCGCTAGATAATGTTCTCAGGTTTGAACAAGGAGATTTAAACTTTCTCGAACCGGTTGAATATTGTCCAACACGAGAACAAGGCCTTTACACTTTAAACGGCCGGACTTATGTGATAGCTGTGGAAGGCGATGATTATGAAGGTGACTATGATAAACCAGTTTTCAAAACTGAAGGGAGACAGTAACAGTGAGGCTGACACGTAGGCAATTAAGATATCTAATAAAGGAAGCAGCACAAAATCCATATGGGTTGGCAGAAGACCATGCATTAATCAATAATTGGCTGCCAGGTAACACACACGGTATTTTTATTTTGTTTGATGCTAAAAAAGCCTTGTCGGAGATACGAGATATTAATGACAACAACGATACGAGTGTTAATTTTTATTATCCAATACTAGAAAATATAAAAGGGTTGATACAAATAGATCAAATGCTTGATAACCGCAGAAACCCTTATGGTGCGTATCAAGTAAGTTATTCAACAGCAGCACCCGGTTACGGCCCATTAATGTATGACTTAGTAATGTCAGTTGTGCCTGGGGGGATTTACCCAGACAGGCGAAGTGTATCAAAGTCTGCCAGAAAAGTTTGGAAGTATTACGCTGATAATCGACCTGACGTCGTAAAAAGCTATATTGATGATTTTTCTGATCCAAAAACAGATTATGAATATGACGATGGTACAAGACATGGTGGTACGGATGTCGAAGAGTATGAGCGATTTAATATACCTTTTGAACCGTCCAGAAGTTTTGGAAATAAAAATTTACCTCCTGTAGCATATTTAAACATGGTATATTCAATACCTGGAGCAGACGTTAATCAAAACAAAGAAGCCAACTTAATGGAAGACAATTACAACCTTTTTTTAAAAATAGTTGATAGTTTAGAAGTAAAATCAGACGCAATGAAATATTATAAGAAAAATAGGACGAATCATCCTATTGAGTCAGTTAAAGCTTTAACAGGCTTGTCTCTCGCAGGTTTACGCCAGCGTTACTTTGGGACTCATTACGGTGGACCGGAGAGCTAGAAATATGAAAATAACACGCAAGCAATTATCTTTAATTATTGAAAACTACTTAAAACAACCCCAGCTTCTTTTTGAGATAAAGAAAAAAGCTTTTAGTCAGTTCATACAACAAGGACTAATATCTCAGCAAGAGTTCAACATGCTTGTCTTTAATAGAGACTGGGTGCCTCCGTTTAATGATCCCATCATGGCACAGATACTTTTTAACACGCTAAAGGCAGAACAAGGCCACAGTGTTAACGATGTAAAAGCAATAGGTGAAGATACAATAAACAAAATTATCGACAATGCTAGAAATGTGCACAACTCAAGCAAAGGATTTGAGGATGCAAAAGCAGATTTTCTTCCTGCTAGGCTAGTCAGAGGAACTTCCAACGAGTACGTTGATATCCTACCGATGATAGACGTTCAAAATCCAAACAACACAACAGCAACCTATGATGACGTAGTAAAGTACCTAGAAAATGCACCAGGCATAGACAAGAGAGGTGATCACTTAACTGAAGTTATTCGCAAAGGATTAAGCGGAGACACTACAGAATTTGAAGTAATCAATGATCCAACTGGCAGATCTGGTAAGAACAGGGTAGGTCAATACTTTGTTGCATATCCTAAAACGTACAAAGGATCGATTGCACTTGGAAGGATGGGTCCTGATTTTCGATATTATAATCCAAACAAACCTGATGAAAGAGCAGCCTTAGGTGACATGACCTGGTGCACGACTGTTGATGGTACTGGCAATATGTTTCTTAACTATCATCGAAACATGAATTTACATATGTACTATCTTACCCTTCTTGTTAGTTATTACCCACACGACGTTTACAGAAAATTCTGTTTAAGTTTTACAAAAGACAAAGAAGGTAATGTACAGTTGCACGAAGACGGTCATGCAACTGTCAACGGTGATAATAAACCGGCCAGTAAAGACACCATAATATCTCAGATAGGGGTGAGGCTTTACAATATTATCGAAAACGATGTAAGAAAAGCTAGTAGAGCTGTAATAAATCCGATAAAATACTTGAAGTCGATTAACTTAGAACAATATCAAGCCATGAGGGCAGCCAATCAAGAAGGTCAAGATCTAGATTTATTTCTCTCCGAAGCAGGTCAAATTGCTAAGCATACTGAAAATGATCAAATAATCCAAGACATGATAAAAGATCCGGATACCAGAATTAGTGGGTTAGGTTTAACGCATATCAACTCTGTAGAAGGAACTAAATTTGCCCTCCAGCACCACGGCATGGATAGAATCATAAGAATGAGCGCTCCGCTGGCTCCTGAAATGGTCGAAGAGATTTACAGGGCAGATAAGGAAAAAAACAATGGAAGGTCTTCGTCGTTTGTTCTTTACCACCTTTTAAAAAGAACTTATAAATTGTATGATCCCGGGACACCGATGACAAGAATCAGTGATCAAATGCTAGAAGAGATTGTTGATGATGTACTAGCTGATAATTTTATATACGGACAGCAGGAATTCGGATCCGAAAGAGCTCAGCAATTCGAACCAGGAACTATCTATCGTAACTTAATACACCAACCTAATTTGACAACTGAACATATGTATAGAATCTATGACAGCTTCAGCAAACAAAGAAGTGTAAATACTAAAGGTGACATGATAGCTATTTTAATTAGTCTAAAGAATTGCCCAAAAGAATTGTTCGATAAAGAGTTGACAACAAAACTGACAGTCAAAATGAGAAACACACACGGTCTGTTTAGAACACCTGTAAATGAATTAGGTGAAAACCGAGACACAGTAGGGGTATTTGCAAGACAACTAGTAGGTCAGGCAGGTAAAGACTTTTTGTCTAAGCTTACGCCAGAGTCTACAGAAAATCTCATTCAAGCGTTGGCTGATACACGTGTCGATCCAACGTACACTATGCTTGGTAATTTTGATCTCAACCCAATTGTTCCTATTAAAGTTTTTGAAAGAGCACTAGAAATGGAAGGAGATCTAGACGTAATGCCTAGTGTGTCAGACAGAATGGCGTACGGAGACAAGGTGCAGAGGATGGCAGAGCATATAAGTATTTTTGTTCATCCTAAAAAGGTTAACTACCTAGACGAAATATACGGCGACACCTTCATGGAAATTGATTACCCACTTAGCGACATGCCGGGTGGAAGATCTTCTGAATTTAACAAGATCTGGAACAAAGTTTATGGTGACATCGATGATGTAGGTGAATACCTATCTGAGATTGTTGCTTATATGCAGGAATACGAAGATGAGCCTGAAGATGATGTACAATTTTTCAACGATAGTATCTTGAAACTATATAAAATCATAAATTACGTCTACGAAGGAAAGCGCCTGTGGCAGGATTACACTCAAAAGACAGGTTTAGAATTCCCGTATAGATTTAAAGACATGTTAGATTTTTAGCGAGGACTAAATGAAATTATCTAAACTTAAATTAAGAAAAATAATTGAAGCCGCTTTGTTGAATGAAGGGCGCATGTCCAAGTCAGAAAGAGAATTAATTCGTTTGCAAGTAGAAATCGAACTGGGCGAAGAGTTTGAATTGTTAGCAGCGCAAGCTAAAGATCTAGAAGATTACAACAGAATGGATGCAATATTTCAACAACAGGTCAGGGAAGAAACACAAAAGAGAATTGCTGCAAGGGAAGAAGGCATGGCTGACCCACCCATTCAGTCGTTAAAAGTTAAAATTAACTCTCTTAAAAATAGACCTAGGTACGCTGATCCGGACGCTAAAAAGTCTTTTGAAGACCAATTCCAGCAAACGACAAGCCAAGAGATAGTTCCAGTTTCGCCGCGATCAACTAATCATCCTAGTGTAGAAATGACACCTGAAGAAGATGACAACACAATCGATGTTACAAATATGTCATTGAGTCGGCGAGACCTTCTTAAAGGTATGATGGCAGGTACAGCAGCTGCGGGAATAGCAGGTGCATTTGATCCGTTTGTTTCTACAAGTGAATCAGATGTTGATGAATTACTCAGAGTCGCTGAAGAACATTTAGCAGATTTACCTGATACGTTAGCCGATGCTTTTAAACTGAAATACGACGGGTTAGACCCAACAATGGAATTCGAATTTGTGTCGATACTTGGGGACGCAGGAATAAAGTATGTGATTAAAAAAGAAGGATCAAAATATATCATCGAGCAATACTTTAAACTCTCTAAAGAGCCTGGATATAAATTAGTTAAAAAAGAAGTTCTTAAAAAAGGAGCTGACGGTGTTTCCAATATCAGAGAATTTGTTGCTGATCTTTACTTTTGGATTAGAGGAACACCACCAACTTATTAAATGTAAAAATAATTGCATGTGTGTATAATATTATTCAAATGAGGTAATAAATGACACACAGCACACCAATTGACTATATTTTTATCGAAGGTCCAGATTGCTCCGGAAAAACAACCCTTTATGAAATGATTCATAAAGAAACTGGCTACAAATGGAATATCCAAGATCGATCAGCACTTTCTATGCTTATACACGCTCGCTACTATGGCCGTGATACTTTTAATCACATCGAGCAGTTAAAACGTGAACTACATAATCTTAATAATCAATTAATTATTTGTCTACCTAAATGGAAAGTAATTGTTGATCGTTTTCAAAAACGTGGTGATCCAATTCAAAATATTCACAGCCTCCAAAAAATTTATAATCTTTTTCAAGAAGCAGCTGATGAATTTGGAAACTATCCTAATGTAACAGTTATTGGCAAGGTCGTAGATCAACAGTTGGTAAAAGGATTAGTTAACAGGTACCATGAAATAGAAAATGATTCCATGTTCAACCTCAGCAACGCAGCAACACAAATGGCTGCCCTTAAAAGCGGTAATGAAGTGTTAGGTCTTAATTTTGTTCATTACGACACCGGTGATTTCTCAGATGTAAATAAGTCAATGTTAAGTTATCATAAAGAAAAAAAATATTATCAAAAAATTGAATGTGCTGTTTTTGACAAGATTAAAGCAGAAATGCGAGGTGAGAATGAATACGAAAGACAAGAAGGTCTGGACTCGAGACGATATATTTACACTGATAATTCTTGTATTAGTCTTGCTCATTTTTTAGTTCGTGACGGTCATATGGATGCAAAGTTCTTTTTGCGATCATCGAATGTAAAAGACACATTAACATATGACTTAAACTTTATAAAACATTTAACAGCTGAAGTATTTCGCTATTTTAAGTGCGACAGACAAGGCAATTATTGCAAAATAGAAGTAAAAATTAACTCAGGACATGTAATTTAAAGGAGAAAAAATGGACGTCAATAAATTAATTCCAGTAACAGAAAACTCTTTAAAAGATTT